TTACCAAGCGTCACAACAATACTTGCAGAAACCAAAGATAAATCCTATCTAGAGGCCTGGAAACAAAAGGTAGGTCATGAAGAAGCAGAACGAATCAAGAATCTTAGTAGCAAGCGTGGGACTAGCATGCACAAGTTCATTGAGAAACACATCACAGGCGCAGGCTACGACGATCTCACGGAAGTGGGTGTCCAGGCTAAGCCGATGGCTCAAAAGATTATTGACATAGGATTAACTCCTGTCTCAGAATATTATGGTTCTGAAGTCATGCTGCACTATCCAGGGCTTTATGCAGGCGCAACAGATTTAGTCTGTATGCATAATGATATGGAAACTATTGCGGATTTCAAGCAAGCCAACAAACCCAAGAAAGAGGAATGGATTGAGGATTATTATTTACAGATAGCAGCCTATGCCATGGCTCATGATTATGTATATAATTCTAAAATTAGGCAAGGTATTATAATGGTTTGTACACCGGATTGCTACTACCAAGAATTTAAATTTCAAGACTCAGAATTAAGAAACTGGAAGCATAAATTTCTTAAAAGATTAGACCAATACTACGAATTAAAGAATGATTACAAAGAAGAACAACACATAGACACAAATGAATTACTCAAAGAATTTGAAAAGGAGGGAAGCAAATGAGGGAAAGAGTCTACAAGACTATGGTCCAAAGATATACCAGTCAAATGGAAGATGCTCTATTAAAAATAGACATGCTTTTGACTAGTGCAGGGACTAATTCTGTGATGGTTGACCATTCAGATATCACAGGTGAAATAGACAAACACCTGGCGGCATGCGCAACAGCTTCAGAAAAGCTGGCTATGCTCAAACGATTTTACAGCACCAATTAAGGCTGAAATGTGGCAAGAATGTGGCAGAAATAAGGCACACTTTTTCGACACTTGGGGTCTCGAAACGGTGTCGCAAGGGTGTCGAAAAACAGGTCGAAGTGTCGAAAAAAGGGCTACTTGAGCACTATCCTACAGATTACCATGTCGCAAAAGGTAACTTTTCGAGACCTTGCGACACCCTTTCGACACCATTTCGACACCCCCCCTTTTCGGCTTATTCGTCTACTCTCACAACACTAATAGAGGATTCAAAATGATTTTTCGACACCTTTTTGAAATTTTTTAGCGCGACGTAGAAAAAAATAAATTGTATATATAAGTCTCGAAAAGGTGAATTGTGGCAGAAATAAGGCAAACTATGGCAAAGAAACGTAAAAAATCTAAATATAAGAATCTGGTTATAAACAAGAAGAAATTCTATTTTTATAAGATTTCCTGGCTTGACATAACTGCAGATGGAGGGCATGCTACGGCTGATGAGTTCGATAAGTTCGAATGCTCTAAGATGGTTACGTTTGCATATATTTATAAACGTACTAAGAAATTCATTTGGACTTTTGCGAGCTATGACAAGAAGGATGAGGCATATTCAGATAGGAACATCTTCCCTACAGGGGTCATAACTGAACTAAAAAAATTAAATGTGGAATCTAAATAATATCTATATCTTTATAATACTACTTTTATTGACTGTGTTTTGTCATTACTTGGGGCAGTGGTTGACTTAGATGAGTGATTGGCAGAAATACTTTTTGGTTTTGTTTTTCTTTTCTTTGTTTTGGTTTCTAATGGTTTTTGTTCCAACGATGCAGTTGAGGGGGTAACGTTTAAAATTGGTGCGTAATCGTCTAAAATTTGTTTCATTTTGTTTTCTAGTTCCTCTTCTGACATATCTTCTAGTTTACCATGTTTTATTATTTTTCTGTCTATGTATAATCCTGCTGCCTTTCCACGATTTGCTTCAGCGTTTACTGCAGATGAGAAAGATCCCTTCTTCAAAGCGGCTTCTCTGAGTCTAGCTAATTCTGCGATGTGTCCTTCATAAGACACTTCAAATTTTTTAAGTCTTTCTTCTTTAAGTTTGCCTACATATTGGGCTACTAATGGGCTGAGTCTAGGATTCATAAGTTCTGACCCTTCCTGTCTGGCTCTCTTTGCACTATAACCTGCTGCGGTCGCTGCCTCTGTTTGAGTCATCGGTCCATCAGGCCCACCGAATACTACATACTCGGCGAATCTCATTTGCATTTCTGTTAATCTTTTTGGTACACCCATATTTGACAATTTAAGGTAACTGTCATATAAAGTCAATGATGAATGCAGAAATAAAAAAGTTAAACCCTTTCCAGAGATTAGAGCAAGAGCTACGAGCTTTACGTACTGAAAATACTGAATTAAAAGTTATTAATAAAGGCAATGAAGCTATCATTAGGGATGTCACTAAAGATAATTTTGAATTAAAAGATAAATTAACTGAAGCTGAAGAAGCATTAGCAAATGCTTTGGCTGGAGATTATAGACAGAAAGAGGCAGATGAGCTTATGATGAAGAAGTTAGAAAGAATACAAGAGTTAGAAAATATTAATGAATCCCATCAGAAATTGAATGGAGATTTAAGACGAGAGATTACAGCTTTGGAACAAGAGAAGTTAGAACTTCACCTCGATAATAAAAAATTAGCTAAACAAATTGAAGATTCTCTTGACAGATTAAGAAAGAGTGGTATGTGATGCGTGTCCGAGAGTTAATGAATTTCATGACAGAATTTATGGATAACAAGGGCAAAGTCGGCACAGGCCTAGGCGATGCTTCAGTGTTTATTCAAGTGGGTGGACATCTTGAGGAACTAACAAAAATAGAAGTCCAAGAGAGTACAATCATTGGGGCTAACTCAATGAGATTAGTGTTTAAACCTACGACTGTGAAAAGATTTATAGCTCCAACTAAGTTAGATTTTTAAGCAAGAGTTACTTTGAAAAATGCAGTTAAACCTGAACGAAAATTATGGCAAGATCTTAAAAAAAATACATGTTCCATCCAGTGGATTCGTATTGAAAACCTTAGCATACTCGGCTGCCCTGATCTATTGGGGTATAATACTTCTGGGCACTTTTTCACTGTTGAATTAAAAGTCGCCAAGAGGAACAAAGTTAGATTTTCTCCTCACCAAATTTCATTTCATAAGACCCATCCGAAGAATACATTTATCTTGCTCAGGACCCTTGGTCCTAGAGCCTTGAAACTTGTTCCAGGGAACAAAGTTCAAGAGCTTGTAGCTATGGGCCATGGCCCATGGTCCCCTACTGATTGGA